TAAATAACTTTTCAAAAGGACAACTTTATAATTTAAGATTGGCAGGAGCTGCTCTAAAAAGAAGTAAGTCTAGTGCCTCTCGCAATCGCTATACTTACAACTCCAACACCAGTATATAGATTCTAATTCGTTTTCAATATTATTAGAATAGGCTTGCTCTATTAACTCATCTGCATGTATTTCACACCAGTTATCATACCTTGTATATAATGCGTTTTGTCTCCAGATGTTAAAGTACTTTCTGATATTAATCATTTTGTACGTTTACAAGTTTATACATTTGCAAAGGTATACTATAAACCTTGCCTATTTTTAAACATTTATTTATAGTATAATGTCGTATGTTCCCCCACATTTAAGAGGAGGATCTAAACCGGTGTCACCCCCAAGATCTAGGCCCAGGTCACCACCCAGCTATAGCAGACCTGTATCAGCATCATATAGACCGGTCATACGCTATAAAACTATTATTGTACCAATGATAAAAGGCGAGTACGTTTGTGTGAGAAATGCCATGTATAAAAATATAACATTCCCAGGTGGCGGTTGTAAACTAAATGAATTGGCAAATCCTAGAGTTTTAAATATGAAGGAAGAAGACAGACAATATTATTTAAGAAATAAGTTAAGAAACTGTGCAATCAGAGAATTATATGAAGAAACAAAAGAAAGTATTAAACTTTTTAGAAGTAATTTACCAGATAAAGCAACTTTTTACTTTAAATCTACTAAAAGATCACCCGAAGAACAGAAAGAAGATAATCGTAAAAGAATCAAGGTGACACTTATATATCTTGTGTATGTAATTGATATAGGAGATGTTGTATTTAATAATATAAAAAAAAAGTTTAAAAATCAATCAAATTTAGAAAAAAAAAAGTTTAAAAATCAATCAAATTTAGAAAAAAATAATATAAAAAAAATAAGACAAAAAATTGAAACTAATCAAATACATTTATTAAAACATGAAAACATAGCCAAGACTCAATTATATAATATTATTAGAAACGATGTATTACCTCATCTAAAATAATAGGTGTAAAGTCAACATTAATTTCTTTTCATCCAAAGTATATTCAGGATATTCTAATCCATAACTCTTAAGTGAATCTAAGTGGCGTTTTAATGGAACTTTTAATGTTCGTCCCCACCAATCTCCTAGATTACCGTGTAGATTTACTTCGTCTGTTCCGATCCAATTAAATGGCTTATTTTTAAAAATCTCTGATCAAGATTATAAACCTATTCATTTTTTAAACATTTTTTTAATGTATAATGATTGTGATCAGGGGTCCAGGAAAAAATGCAAAATTTAATAAATATATAAATAAAGCTAAACAATTGACAAATAATAGTGGTGAATATTTAAATTTTAATAATTTTTTAAATAAAAATACAAGAAATAAAAACTTTAATTATACAATATTTAATAATAAAAAGTTTGTAGGGTTTGCAATTGTAAAACCAACCAATAAAAATCTAAGTATTGAACTTATAGTTGCTAAACGATCTGAACCCCGAAAACATTATGGCGCACTATTAATGAATAGAATTAAACAAAATTCAAAAGAAAAATTTAATAAACTTACATTAGTATCTGTTCCAAAAGCTAGAAGTTTTTATACAAGACAAGGATTTAAACCTGAAGGTGACTATAGTTTTTTATACAAGTTTTAAATCTACAACATTACTTGAGTGTTATCTGGATTGACAATATAGGCTGGTTTTAAACTTTTTACTTGGGTATTTAGTGTGTACTCTTCATTTTGTAAAATTTCCGCCTTTCTCTCTAGAGCCTTCTTGCGACCTTTCACAACCTCTATTATTTCGGCATTCCAGTTATCCCAACCACCAGTTGCATAAATCTCGAAGTAAAGGGTTGACTTGTCGATATATTTAGAATCAGAAGACTTTTCTTCGTGGTACTCCATACACTTTGCCCACTCTGTGGTGTATCCAAGATATTTGTCCTTGACTTTTCGTTTTTTACAAGTTAGTTCATATATAAAACATTTTTCAGACATTGTTTTATAAATGAATAGGTTTAAATTTCTAAACTTATTGTTCGGCCAAAAAATTCATTACGTGGTTCAATATTATTAAAAACCATTTGCTCATATTGTTGCATCTTTTCATACAAAAGGTTCTTGTGCCTTTTTAAATCTTGTTGATTACCTGGTGAAATACTGTTCAACTTACTATCTAAATGCTTCCACCAATACCATTCAAGTCTATCAAGTTCAGTTTTATCTTTACAATTTGGATACTCCTGAATGCGTTCCATTTTCCAATTTGACCAACCACCATTATCCCTAATAAAATCATAAAGCTTGAGCTGCTTATAAAGTGAGGCAACAAAATGAGAATCTCTTCGACTGTCAAAATTTATGGTTTGACCAACATAGGTTTCTAAAATAGACCGATCTCTACAATAAATTTTATAAATTGTTGGAACGCTTATTAATGGTTCATAAATATTTAAACTTCCTAAAACTTTTGTAAACTTTGCTTCTTCATAAGTATCGTGAGTTGTTTGATGGGTCAAGTACCAATTGTCCCAGCCCCCATTTGATCTTATAAACTTGTATAAATAACTTTGTCCATCTTGACTACATTCTCTATGATGATATTCAATTAAGTATAGGGATCTTGTAATACCTGTATATGTGTCGGGAATCAACTTATTATAACATACTATAGTGTATAAATGATACCACATACTACTTGGCATATCTTGGTACATCTTTAGGTATCTCAATAGTCGCACAAACAACTGGGTGCATTGGTACTGGTATACAATTTAAAAAGTATCAACATTATATTACAAATGATCCTTTTCTTGGCAATTGCTATATTTGGATTATGTGTATTAGCATACGGTGCGATATCGGCTGTTCCCAAAACAAACTTTGAACTAACTAACCCAATTTATGCACCTTATTGACATTCAACAAGTATAGGTAAGTGATCTGAACCAAGAACCTCCATTTTATCTGGATAATCAAGTGGAATAAAAACACCCGTTAAACCTTTTAACAATATATTATCAATATTAACATTTCTATCAATATAATATGTTTGTTTAGTTTTATTCATAATTCTAAAATTTTTCAATTTGTAAAATAAACCATCTTTTCTATATTGATGATTGAAATCGCCACCTATCACACATTTACGCATTGGTGTTAATAATTTTATTTCATTCATTTGATTACGACGTTTATGGATAGATTCATCATCAAGATGAACATTAATGAAAGAACATATATTACAATATGATATTGTACCAAATGAATACATCACGTGTCTAATATCATTGGTAAACATTGACTTTCTAAATAAAGAAATATTACCACTCTCAGCGCCCCATATTGGATTTATTTCAGAAATATGAAAAGTTAATCCTAATAGTTTAACTAACTTTTCGTATTCAAGCATCATAACTTCTTGTAATAACAAGACATCTGGATTAATATCATTAATAATTTTACAAATATTTTTAAATCTAGCATCTCTATCAAATAAAATAGCCTCATCGATGTCCTTGTAATCCGCCTTGTCAATCCATTCTTCAGCAAGTATATTCCAAGATAGAACCTTCATATAATCAACTAAATATATTAAATCTGTTGTTTTGATCATTATAAATGACTGATCGTACAATTTTAAAATTAGCTGTTAATGTGTCTGGTTTAACAGGCTTCTTAATTGGGGTAGTAATATCATTCAGCCGATCTAATGAAATTTTAGCAGATTTGGTACGAAGCATGTAAAGATAATCCATTTTTGTGTTTGACTTGACTTGATTGTTTAATAATAAACAAAACCTTGGCACATTTTATACAATTTTTTTGTTCAAAGTACATTTTTTTAAATTTAGCAAAGTACCTCTGTTTTTAGTATATTAGTTCCCATCATCATATTATTGATGGTTGAGTGGGTCCTCAAACAAGTATCATTTTTGGAAAACTTGACGTAAACAGTTCCACGAATCATATGAAACATAGTCAAAGTTCCAAACTGTCTAAGGGTATCACGAATATGAACATACTTGATGGCAACTTGCTCATCCGTTTCACTGAGCTGGGCAAAACTTGGGATATTTCTGATAAGCATATTAAACCCATTTGTTTTTAAAACAATCGTCTCAACATTGGTAAGAAACGTTTCAAAACGTAAGCGAGCTCCATCCATATTGATGAATGAGTAGTTGTAAATCATTTGTAATATAGGGATTGCCTTTATTACAAGTGACTGATCATATGACTCCTTTTGCAAAAGATCAACAATGCGATCGTGGTTGCGAGGGGACAGGTTGCGGAGAGCAATCATATTGGATTCCATTTGAGCTTGTAGAACTTGTAGAAATTGTTATTTTTAAGAAACCTTGACACATTTTAAACATTTATTTTAATACTTAAAGTAATAAATGTAATGTAGATAGAGACCGAATGAGTTTTATGGACAATCTGCATGTAAATATATCTGACATTGAATCGTTTTCAAATTATCTAATTATATCTAGAATAACAATGGTTTCTAAAGAGCGACTAATGAATTTATACAACAAATGCTTACAATTTAACAATACATGTTATTCATTTGTTGAGTGTGGAGTTGCAGCTGGTGGATGTCTAGCCCTAATGAAAAAATATGCGGGGCCTAACAATCTAATAATTGGGTTTGATAGTTTTGATGGTATGCCAGAATTATCATCCAAGGACATTAATCTTGATTATAATAAATCAGATCCAATTGCTGGATTTGGAAAGCCTGGTGATAATTTATCAGGTGGTATAGATAATGTTATAAATAATTTTAAATTGTGTGATTTAAATTTTGATAATGTGATACTTGTAAAAGGATATTTCAGCGATTCATTTCAGAACCCTAATAATATCAAAAGTATTGGTGAAATTGCAATTCTACGATTAGATGGAGACTGGTATGAATCAACCAAAATATGTCTTGAAAAACTATATGATAGTGTTATTGTTGGGGGTGTAATTATTATAGATGATTATGGTCATTGGGTTGGTGCCAAGACAGCAACCGATGAATTTAGAACCATGTATAATATTGAATCTCAGCTTATACAGACTGATTATACTGAACACTACTGGGTCAAAACGTGTCACAGAACTACTTGAGGAACCTTTCTAGGACGACCACGGGGTCTTCTAACCATGGGAGGTAATTGATCGTGTTCTTGATCCATTTGATAGGCTATTTCGGCATCGCGACTGCAATCCATTATATAATTAACTTCAATATCAGCTTCACTTCCACACAACTCTAGAATATGTTTAACATTTTGGTGAAGTTGGTTGCTTGTTATAACTTGCAAAGGATTGTTAAAGTTTGTCAAAGTATGAGGGTTTGTATTAATAGTTTCTATCAATCTTAAACAAATACCATTAAGAATTTCTTTTTCATCCCAAATAATACTATTTTCTGTAAGAAATATCAACATAGAATCAACCGTTTTATGAATTTCATTTAATGTCTCATATTGTCTAATATCATTGATAAATGACATTAAATGTTCGGTTATCTCCGACTTGATTCTATGTTTTTCAACCTTTTGTTGTTCTTCCTCTACTCTTTTTGCATATTCAGCCTTGTGTTTAGAACGATAATCATCTTCCATTTAATAACTATAACAATTAATTTTTAACTAAATTCTTTTGTGGATCCTGATTCTTTTCGGCGTTCTCGTTTAGCGTCATTCTTCTCCTTTTTTGCTTCAGCCTTGTCTGGGTTTGCCTTGGATCTCTGCTCTTGTTTTCTCTTCTTTTTTTGAGAGTCGGTTTCTTTGTCTTTTTTCATTTCCGGAGTGAATACGACCATTTATTAATTATACCACTTATTTTTTTAATTGTATAATTATACACCTATTAGATATTTTATGATAGGTCTATCCTGGGTAGTAATTAATTTTAATATTATTATATACTATACAAAATGCAACCAAAAATACTTTTGATGGTGTTTCTTATTTTATGCGTAATTTACATATTTATTTCTAAGAAATCTAAAAAAATCAAGAAATCCAAGTACTGTAATTGTGGGGGTACTCCAGGGTGCCGTTGTGGTACTCCAGGGTGCCGTTGCGGTACTCCAGGGTGTCTAGGGTGTACATGTGGCGCAATGTCTAATGGAACATATAAAAAATGTAAGTGTGGACGATGCGTTTTTAGTACAAATAGGGGTGCTTTGGGAACATGTATGTAAATTAATTAAAAAACATCTCTAATTCTATATTTCTATCTTTCATTATTTCCACTACATTTTTAGGTGTAAGTCCTTCATCGTAGTAGTCCCTGAACGGCTCATCGGGGAGATCTCCAATCGTGCATCCATAATCGGAAAAGAGACGTGCATTGATATTCTTCATCCAATTCTCAAAAGCCATTTGGAATTGACTTTACTTTTTTATTATATCTACTATTTAGATAAACATAGGCAATTTTTATACACATTTTTAATCAATAGTAATGCAATTTGTATTATCTTTTAAAGCTTCTGTATATAAAAATTCAAATATTGTGATAAATTTATTATAACATTGAATACATTTTTGTAAATCATTTTGATTTATTCTTGCAATCTTATTAATATCATTACATTTAATATCATATATTTCATCATTATGAAAACAAAATATCATTATACATTTGTTTTTATAATTATCAAATTGTTCGTTATTAGTTATTGGTATAATACCCTCTGGCACGGGCCCTTTACCACAGTATCCTATTTTTAAATGTTCAACTTTCATTGGTGTACTTGAATAAGCAGAATATAGAAATTCTTTAAGAGGTGGATTAAAATGATCATCTCTAGGAACAAATACAAATTTTTCATTAAATATAATATGCCATAAAAATTCAATTCCACCCGCGGCACTTTCAATTTTTGAAACCTTTAAATAAAGTTCTTCATAATATTCTTTAGAATGTGTTAATATATTTTTTTTTGATACTACAAATTGTGCTCCCCCACAAGTTATAAAAAAATTTGGGGGAAATATATTAAAAATATTATTCCATATAGGAATATAATTTGCCAATTGATAAATTGTATGAAAACAATACCAATAATTATTTAATGGAATGTAACTATATTTTTTAATATTGGCATCTCTAATCATTTCAAGTAATGGTCTATCACCGCATTGATGATAAGATGTTTCGTGTCCGTGAATAAATGCAACGTGATCTGGAAGTGATTCATATCGTTGTATAATATATTGTATATATGCAGATGCCTCTACACCATTATTTGGGATAGTTATTATTTTACCAATATTTTCTGGAACATTAGAACCTCCTTCTTTATGATAAATAGTTATAGGCCAATCAGATAATCTCAACCATTCTAAATCTTCTTTATAATGACAAGTACAAATTTCCATTATATTATTTATTTAAATTTATTTTTTTAACTCTATTTTCAATCTTTGAAGTTCCCAATATAAACATTGACCGTACCCAGGAAATCCCATGCACGAGGCACATTTGTCACAAGGTTGCACACAAGGTTTTTCCATTGTATATAGTATATGGTAAATTATCTTATAAGTATATGGATGGCAGCAAATTGTATAGGTAACCAGATAGGCACAGTTATTGTTCCAGAAAATACATGTATAGAACCAAAATTTGGACTTGCATTTAGAACAAATGGCTCATATTTATCAGTATCAAATAATTGTATTGACACTGATTTTTTAAACACAGTTCGGTGTGATACGGATGTTAGTTGTTGTTATATTCCAGAAAGTCTTAGTGTAAATATAACAACTACTAATTTATCCTCAGCAGGCAATGAAACCAGACACGGATCATCCGGACCATTACCATCTGCATTACCTGGTAGAACATTTGTTTGTACTGAGCAAAATATCTGAATATAAACGGGTATATAAATACATATACCCTTTTTCTTAACTTCAACTTCAACCATTCTTTTAAGAATAAGGCGTTTCATCTCACCTTGTGATGACTTATAAATCAGTGTAAGATCTTTTAAGTCATCGTTGGTCATATAAAAAAGAGGATTCATAATCATTATATGAAGCAATCGTTAGGGCTTATATTATCTGCCGCGGCTCTAACTTTCCAGGTTACTGTTTTGTACCCGTGGCACAATGAAATTTCTAAGCAGATCACTGAACTATCACAATTTCAAAAGAATCGTAGCAATCAACGTGAACAGTAACAAGTGGCTCGGAAACCCAGAATATAGAATACATCTAATTTGTTTTTTGGATAGTATACCTAATACCTTAAATCTAAAACCTTGGCTACATTTAAACATCCATTTTATTAAGGGGATTGGCAAATGAGGCTGATGATACTGTATACATAAGATCTGGTGTCCTAAGTACATTCATCTGCCTTTTCTTCTGGCTTCGTTTATAAATTATCATACTGATTACAAAAAGTCCAAAACATCCAACAATTACAGACGGGATTAATACATTTGTGTTTATTCCAGCTGCAAATGCACCGTAATTTGACTGTATTGGCGCAACAGAAAGGATAACACTGTCACTTGTATAAATAATACTTTGTCGTAATTCAGTCCCAAAAAATGAATATTTAGAAAACTGTCCACTAATTACACCATAATTGCTATAAATAATTGTAAAGTTAGTTTCGGTAGTTGGATTGTATCCTTCAAGAAAGTTAATGTGAAGCTCGCCATTGAGTTGAACATTATTCTGTGAAATAATAGAATCGTACCCATATGGCGTTATATCTAACGAAACTTTGCTAATAACATCAAATGTGATACTAGCGACATCAAGAATACTTGGGGTCGTCAATAAGTCAATGAGCCCACTAAAAACAACATTACAGTCGAGAACGCCACTTCCTGTCAAAGTAGATTGTTGAAATACACACGTTCCCGGATTGGATGTGGTTGTAAGAAGTTTGCGGCTAAAAAATGTTGTCGTATTAGTAAAAATAGAAAATAGACTATTCTTAACAATAAGAGTTGCAGTCGGTTCAACTGATATAATTGCAAGGGAATTCACGTAACTCACTGTTAGTACCGAATCAGTTCCAATTATAAGTTGTGCATCGTTATTTATGTACATTGGAGCACTAATATTTATACTTGTATTTGGACTAGTTTGAGCAGTTCCAGAAATCATTATGTATTCATCAATATTTACTACATTAATAGCTTCAGAAGTTATATCATTTGTTAAATTAACTATGGAATTAGATGGAATTATAATTTTAGAAGTATTAACTAAATTAATAATCCCCAAGTTGGAAAAAGATGATCCTTGTGACAATATAAGTGTACTATTTACTAATGTGACTATTCCATCAATATCTAATTTTCCACTATTTTCAATTGGATCATCGCATGATATATCACAATCCTTGAGATGAAATGATGATTTATTTGAAATCTCAAGAGTTTTAAATGAGCTACGATTGTGAATAAACACATGGGCATTGTCACCTAAATACATTGATCCAATATACGCGCCATCGGTAAACGTGACATTCTGACACCAAACTTTTAGACCACCGATTGAATCATTTGACATTGAAAATGAGGATTTCTTGTGGCCAAGATCTAAATCAACATCTGATGTATCTGTTGAATTAAACATTTTATGAACATCTATAAAACTAAAATTATTATATGAGGTAAAGAAATCAAAATTTATTTCTAATCTTTGGGAATGTTCATTTGAATGAGTTCTACTAGGTGGAGACCAATTTAGATTTGATCTTGGTGGGGGGGAAAAGGTGGAATTAGTGGCTGACATACTCAAGATTGAAATAAGTAACTTTCTCATTTAATATACATGAAGTTTATTCTTTTATAACGGAATTATTTTTTTATTATTTATTACACTTGTTGGTCCCTTATTATTAATTGTGTTTGGTCCCTTATTATTACCAAGATTGTTTACCACATTGTTTACAATAGCATTTCCAACAGCTACAGCACCCACCGCCCCAATTAAATTTGCAGATGTCCCCTGACTATTTCCAACAACATTGATATTACCAACCATTGTATTAGATTTTCTATTAATTAAATTATAATTTGATTTAGATAATACAATTGTTTTTTTCATTCTAAGTTTTTTTCCAATTTTTTGTAATTTTTTAACAAGTGCCTTAATTTTTGACAATAGTTTTTTCTTTTTAACAACAACCATTTATATATTATAGTAAAACTTTTTTTCCGGCATTACATTAAATGATTGGAATGGAAAATATTTGTGACAAACTAATGATATTTTTTATATTGGGAGGATTGATTCTTTCTTTAATAATAACTATATCACACTTATTGGGTAAAACACATCGTTTATACGACCCGTGGTTGCTTCCAGTATTTGTAGCTATGATACTTCAAATTGTTGGCGCATAGAACTAAATGCATCACCATGTGATTTACATAACTGGCAGGTTGGATCTGATATACCTGGGAGGTGAGAATGTTGTGGCTGAACTTTGATAAATTTAATTTTTTTAATTTTTTCTGGTTTTACTGGTTTTATAACCGCATGAAGATGACAATGAGTTTCTCCAGGAAGGCACGAATTCTTACAAGGAGTACCCTTGCCGGTATTATGGGGGCACGGTATCTTTGGTTCATCTTGAAGACAATACTTGATTACAAGCTCGTCAACCGAAAGGTTGTAATCAAGTGCAATGGTTTGCAATAAAGATTGAGTGTACTTGAGTAGGGGATTCTTAAACATTTTCACATTAGTTGATATTTAAGACCCTTCATTAACCAAGGTTAAAAATAAACATATTTTTAAACAATTTGAAGTTTTTTTAAAATCAAAGTATTTTTAGTTTACACAGATGCCTATAGGGCCTAGTCTATTGCCTATACGGCTGTTACTACGAGGCCTTTCGCTGTACTTGGACACAAACAGCATATTCTTGTTCTCGTAGTCCTCGTAGTATCCGTGATCGTTTTCAATAACGGCACCCTCTGCATATGCCTGAACAAACATACTAGGATCAATCCCGCAATCGGAGAACTTGTTGAATTGATCCTGAATATCAGCTAATTCAAACAGCCTTCTGTCTGTCATATCAAAGCTCCATGTACTTTCGTCGTCGTCGTCCTCGTCGTCGTCCTCCTGCTTAACAGATTCATCCACACTCTTCAATTCCAATTTAATCGGCCAATCATCTTCGCTGGCAGTTTCCCAATCATCTGAATCATCATCGGATTCGTTATCCTCCGACTCCGACTCAGACTCGGCAGCCTCCGAGTCGCTTTGTTCAAAAATCTGGTCAACAGCCTCGGCAAAAGCCTCATCGCGCTGTTTGTAAAAGCGCTCTTCTTCCCAGACCGGGGTAACTTTGTACATTCCCTTGAAGTAAAGCTTGTGACGACACATAGGGCAGGTTTGTTCAGCTCCTTTTTGATACCAGTCTTTTACACACTGGTGACAGAAAGAATGACCGCAAATAAGCTTGCAGTTGGCATTGTTGCAGTAGCAGACAGCACACTCCATTTGATTTGTAAGGTTGAGTTGTTGGTTGATGTTCAAATCATCCTAAACAAGAAACCTAGGTTATTTTTTAGCAAGTATTTTGAGTCCAAAAGTCCACGTGGCATTCTTCTTAAACACCTTTGAAGATTTAGGAGATCGTTTCTTTGTTAATGTGCTTAATAATATGAAATGTCTACCTAGAGCTAAAGAACCCTCCTTCTTCTTTTTAAGAGACTTTAGAATTATACTGTGTCTCCTGGCTACTGGGAGGGTTGTGTGATAATTGGGAAGAACGCCCCTTTTAGGTTTTGGAAGACGCATTTATTTATATTGCCTTTTTAATTCCTTGTGGGATCGTTTGTTTAATTAGCTTTACAACGGGTTTCTCAATAAGCATGTACGTAATAGCAAACACAATAGAATGGAATGCAGCGGTGGTGTACTTATCGCATCCTGGGGGTAGACAAAATAGAATGTCTGGGGACAGAATAAAAAACAAGATAGCCATTATAACAGCAAGAGGAGCATACATTTATAATATTAGAATATATATTTTTTTTGCCTATTTGTAGGTTTTGAAAGTGGTAATATATTTAAACATCGGTTGCTGTGTATCCAAGATTCTCCGTCATATGCAATCCATTGAATTTTATATTTTTCAATCGCCTTTCTACAAATTACACACGGTATGGAAATTCCTGTGATGCCATCCTTTCTGGGGTGTTCTATCACGAGATCACCGTGTCTCCTATGAAGCCACGTGGAAAAATCACGGTTTGGGATACCTTTCCTGTGACTTTCGTGAACTAATAATTTGATCATTTTTCGTTCTGCGCAGCAATGACAATCATTGGTCACCGATGCGCTCCTCGACTTTAGACATTTCACAATAAATCATAGGCCATCCCATTTCTTCTTATATATTTTGGCATTTAATTTTTAACCCCATTTAAATGTAATATTTGACATATCATCTTCGCTCCAGCTTTCGGATGTTATATATTTAACATTTGGAAACTTTTCCCTAAAAAATATGAGCGCATCATCAACTTCGGTATTGTATACAAGCCACTTGGCTTCTCGTGCATCTGGTTTAATTTTATTAAATAACACATTGAAATCCGTCATATTTAGTACCTATCTAAAGAACTATTACTCTAAGTAAATAATGGGTAAAAAGAAAATCCCAATGGCTCTTCGTGAACAAGTGTGGCTTCTCTATTTAGGAGACAGAGTTTTTAAACAAAAGTGTACAGTAAAATGGTGTGAGAATCAGATTACACCTTTTAGTTTTGAGGTGGGTCATAATATTCCCGAAAGCAAGGGTGGCACTATAGATATTGATAATTTAAGACCAATTTGTTACAAATGCAATAGATCAATGGGGGACGATTACACAATTGACGAATTTTCTGATCTTTCCAAAAGAACAACCAAAACGTGGGAATGTTTTAGATTTCAAAAAAAAATTGAGGAATAAAATCTATTAAAAGGGTAATAGAATGTTTAAAACACTTCTTATAAAAGAAAGTTGGTTATTATTTAGTCTAATAAGTTTTTTCTATTTTGTAGCGTCTATGACAACATCAGATGTACGTATACATTTTGGTTATTTAGTGACTATTCTAATATTAGTTATTTTTTATAGAACTCGAGACGAGCCTATTTTATTAAATGAAAACGTTTTTATATCACCGTGTGGTGGTAAAATTAAAGAAATTATACAGGATAAAACCCGTACAATAATTAGAGTCTTTTTAAATATTCAAGATCAACACGCTCAGTTTTATCCAGTTTCAGGGACTATTATTGATGTCAAGTATATACACGGAACATTTCACCCAGCATACATGCTCAAAAAGACAATGTACAATGAAAGAACAATTACAAGTATACAGACTGAAAATGCGGACATTATTAAAGTAACACAAATTGCTGGTCAAGTTGCTAGAAGAATTGTAAATCACGCCAAGATTGGAAGTCACGTACAACAAGGTGATTATATTGGGATGATTAAATTTTCATCTGCAGTTGATATTGAATTTTCATCAAATGAGTGGGAACTAAATGTAAAAGTTGGAGAAAAATTGACTCCAATAAAAACTATTATAGCCACTAAAAAGTAGCTATACCTAACAAACCAAGCTTTTTAATAAATTCTTGGTTTTCACCAAGATTATTCTCAAGTGCTTTTTTACCTCCTCTAATTGCTTCAATTTCTAGACGTGACAACTGCATACTTTCCAATCTAAAATCCCTAAACGCCTCCATAGTTAGGGGACACAGTGGAGAGATTAACTTGAACATTTCCTGAGCGTACTCTTGAATTTCCTTTTGAGCGCCAGCCTCCATCCTAAGTTTTAGATACCCCATCAAGTTGTGAAGATTAGTTTTCCAAAAGAATTCTGTGTACGTCGACTGCGGAAGGTGACACCTGGCCTGTTCCCGACATACACCCTGTTCTAAAAGATCCCTGTAAATAGTAAAAGCTTCATTTGAATGAATGTCAATCTTATCCATAACATACGTTTCTAATGGTAGAGCATCGCCTGATCCCTGTTTATTTGTAGTTGATTGTTTTCTGTATTCATCAAATGATAAAAAATCGGTTGGAATAACCGAGTACCTGGCAGACATTTCATTTATGCTAGCGGTTCGGTGTCGCATGTGCTGACGGGCAACAAAGATTGGCATCTTGATATGGAATTTGAATTCAACCATTTCAAAGGGGGTGCTGTGCCAGTGTCGCATAAGATATCTGATAAGTCCTCTATCGGATCTAGTTGCGGTTGTTCCGGAAGCATATGATACTCTGGCGGCGTCGACGATGGCCGAGTCCAAATTTTCGCGAGGCATCGAATCAACCAATCTAACAAACCCATTATGATTCATTTTTATATTAAAATGTTTAATTTTTTTAATGCACGTAAATAACCTCATCAATACAATTTGCATCCGCAAAGTCGCTGGCTGATTCAAGAGATGTAAAATATGCTGTACGACCTATAACCTTGCAAAAAAACGGGGCACAATAAATACCATCCGTTGTATACTTTTTAATGTACTCTTCTTTTGTTAGATGTGACCTAGGTGATGGTAAATTTGATGTTAGCCACCGTGTCCACGATTTATTTGGTTCATAATAATTAACCTCATCCTTGGATATAACTTTAGTAACTGTATTGGGCACCATAATACCTGAAAATTCTGGATGTTCCATTTTATAATAAGTGTGTATTGTTTTTATATACGAAGTGGTGTACGTTGTAACATAGTCATAATTCTATTTCTACGAGCTCTATCACGTCTTCTTACACCCCAAGTTGTCATCATATTTTCTAACCTATCTGGTTGGTACTGAATCAGTTCGTGAACATTATGATAACTAGAAATACCATTAACAATTTGATTATTATTAAAACGAACAAATCCATTCCGACCTATTCCTAAGCCTCTTCCATTATTAGTACTATTATTACTGTTACTTGAATAGCTACTACTTGCTGAAGCTGGTGGAGACGTCATTATATTTGGACGAGAAGTCCTTGTTTTCCCGGGAACTCTGACTAATAATATATTTCTGCTTCTCTTTGGAGCCCTTGTTTCTGGATGTAAATTTATTCTGTTAAATGTATTGAGAGAATACACACTGAAATGTTTGTGATTTGGATCTTTGAACCATTTTACGTACCAAGAGTTTGTGATTGGATTGAGAGTTATCGCGTTAATTGGATAGCGCTTTTTGGCAACTTTTTGAATTGTTCGCGCAGCTGCATTTTTCTTTTTGAATTGTCGTTTTCTTACAGCCATTTGGATAATTCCTGCCGCACTATTTTTAGTCATTGAAGCTTTTGTTTTTTTAATTACCACCATTTATTATCTCACAATAAAATAAAATGAACAATCTTATAAAAGATTATTATGTTATATTGTCACATTCTGACGCATCAGAAATAACAAGTGTAAAAGCTGTTCCCAAAAATCTTGAACTTGTAATGACTACAAGTTGTTCTAGAACTTTTTCAGAAAATCATACATATAGAAAAATTTTAGAAAATAGTAGATACATAAACTCATTTATAAATACATACAACTTTTTGATGAATAATAATAATAATAATAATAATTCTGATGTTCCAAAAATGTATAAAAAATTGTTAAGAAATGTACATATTCATAGATGGTCGCAGCATAGACCGTCTATGCTTTATCCGGATACTATAATGCAATTTGGTCCTCCAACAATATTTAAAAATGGTTCGTCTCTCTTGTTTGGAGTTTATAAACTACCAATGAATATACAAAATATAACTCAACGTACTTTAAATGAATCTTTAGTAAATATAACAAAGAAAACAAAAGTACCTCTTAGTAAAGTACTAAACTTAATACATAATAATACAAGTTCTGGTCACAAAGCGGTTGTATTTGGATTATTCTGTAGAACATTACCGGGATACAATAAAGAACAAAATCGTTTATCACCCACAAAAGTTTCGCGAACATATGCAGATGGATTAATTAATAAAAGTGAAAGAAAGTTTTATAAAGTTAAAAGATTTAGATCTCTGCGTCCATTAATTAGCAGAAGACCATTTCAAAGGACTATAAATGTGGCCAATAAGATTAAAAGATTTCATAAATCTTTAACTATAAAACCAAAAATATTTAAAGACCGTACAAAAAGAACAACTGTAAAAAAATTTTGGGCATCTGCACGAAAATAATATGTAATTATATACAAATAAATGGAAGATGAACCTGCAGAAATAGTGGTCCCAGTTTTATCGGATATACCACATAGACCATATATACCAATTTTAATAGAACCAGTGGTTGTGCCCCAAATGAATTCAGATCTCGCGGCAACAACTGTATCAGATATTATAATAAATGTTAAAGATGATTCTGCTAATAAAATTAAAAATATACTTGCCACTAATCAAGTTGAGGATTTAAGTAGATTTATAGCAAAACGAGCAATATTAAACAAGTGCACAATGTATTTTATGTATGGTTCCTATGTATTTCAATCTTTGGGGATTTTTGTGACAACTGTAGCAACTGGGTACAACTTACCTGAATTAACGTGGGTTGGTATAGGATTAAATATGGTATCAGCCCTAATGATTGTATTTGAAAAAATTAATGTTTCAGTTTCTACAAAGTTTATGAAGGATATTCAAGCTATTAAAGCTGGTACGTATGTAGACGAGGGGGTTCTTGTTAATGATATAAAAAAGGATGAGGATTCAAAGAAATAACTGACGCGGTCTAACACATCTAAACACATTAAGAGGCCTAAGAGCTTGACGAGGAGCTGGTGGCGGGGCCAAGGCTATTCCACGAACAATTTCAGCATATATTTCACGTTGTATGTCTTCAGGCAAGTTTTCGGTTGCTTGAAGAAATCCAAGAATGAATTGGTGAGTAAAGAGAGCCATTTGTAAGTTTGTAAATTTTTTAGATATTTTGTAGTTTTGAAAAACCTTGGTTATTTTTTAACACGTAATTTATAATACGCGGATCTATTTGTACCATTAGATGCAATAACACCAGTCATTCTTTTTGGGAATTTATGACCGTAACCGTGTTTAAAACAAGGATCTAAAGTTGTCCACCGTTTTGTCCACGGGTTCCACGCTTCTACCCACAAAGCATCTGACCCTGGCCAATACCCTAAAACAACTCTTGAATGAACCCCCAACTTTGTTAAAACTGCGTGAAGACCTTGAGCGAATTCACCACCTCGGCCATATTTGTATTTAAAGAACTCTTTAGAGGTCCTAAATCTTTTGAATTTTTGAATGGTGCCACCTGGACACTTGTATGTTTCAACGTGATTTTTACTAACTGTTGGGCGATGTGCAAATACACTTGGACCACATTTTACCGGATGATAAAACCAATATCTTTTATAAAAAGCCTCTGTTAGCGCTTTTAATCTGGGTTTCCAACTTTTCTGAGATATTGGTTTAATTGCTACATTTTTTAACCGTGGGGGTATTCTATTTAAATTTATAAATGAACTACGTATCTTCACCTTCTTTTCCATCTCCTTTGTGATTAGCCAAGGTTACTTTTAGCGCGTGGGCTTGGGCCATCTTTTCGGGCATAGTGCAGCCAGTAGATGTCTGTTTCATAGTGGCTGTAAGGATTTTGGAATACATAGGGGTTGCTTCTAAGGCGGTTTTTAGTTCGGCATTCATAGTCTTGACTTCAGCTTTGAGTTCATCTATGCGGGTAATAAGTTGCTCAATGGATGGTGCCATTTCTGAATATATTTAGTTACACATTTTTAAGCTACTATTTCTACTCATCTAACTCCTCCTCTTCAAAAACAATCATCCTAAGGCGTTCCTGCAGGGACACCTCAGCTTGGATAGGGGTGACTTGGACTTGGATCGGACCAGGCGCACACGGTTGGCAGACAGCTTCCTGAACCACTGCAATCACCTTGGGAACCTTGGGGCGGCCAGAGTGAAAATGGCAGGTGGCTTCTCCAGGTAGACTTGCATTTTTACACGGTGTCTTTTTGCCAGTGAGACCTGGGCAAGGAGCCCTACCCTCTTTTGGAACACGAGGTTTCTTGATGGTGGGCTTATTGAGAACCAGAGGCCCAGACATGTACTTGGCGACAAGCTCAGCTTCATTGAGATTGTAGTCAAGTGCGATACGGGCAAGAAGAGTTCTGGTGTACTTGTCAAGAGCGGGGGCAAAAAAGGTGAGCATTGAGTCCATTTGTAAGTTTTGAGACTGAGTTTGATTTAATGAATTTGTTGTAATTCTAAGAAACCTAAGCAATTTTTAAACATATATTTTGTTCCAAATAATTGTTTAAATTTAACCAAGGTTTAAAGGTACACGAGTATATATAAAAAAGAATTTAACAAATGTCTTCTTACTTAGTCTTTGATACTGAGACTACCGGCCTTCCAACTGGATCACGCACCTACAAAAATCTCACCGGATACGATGGATGTCGTATTGTATCTATTGCAGTGGTTCACTATGATGAGAATCATAATGTACTTAGAACAATGAATGAGCTTGTTAAACCCGAAGGCTATCAAGAGATGCCCGAAGGCGCATTCAAGGTTCACGGCATTACATACCAAGATGCATTTGATAAAGGCAAACCACTTATTAAAATACTTCAGGTGTTTGATCTTTTACTTGAGCAGACCAATATTGTCATTGGTCACAATATTGAGTTTGATCTCAATGTTCTCAAGTCGGAAACATTTAGAAAGGGTATGTCGGTTGATAGGCTTGATAGTATCAAGCCTATTTGTACGCTTGAAATGACCAAGAAGATTTACAACAAGCCTATGAAATTGATTGAGATTTATCACCTTTTATTCAATGAGCACTTCAAAGGTGCCCACGATGCCCTATCTGATACCCTGGCTTGTGCTCGGGTTTACCACAAGCTCCTTGAGCACAAGGAAACCAAGATTTCAGAGATTACAGTCAAAAAGGTTATCATCAAGGCTAGTGAGGTTGCTGCTTGTATAGGTAAAAATCCTTATAAGAGGCCTCACGAAGTCCTAGATGAGATGTGGAAAAAGTACAGTCCCGATACCTTCAAAGGTACAACCAAAACTGATAGGGCTAATGCAGCTCTGGATAAGTCGGAAGTTGCAAAGACTATTATGATTTCCGCGGTTCAATCAAATCCAGAGAATTCCGAGGAGGCTGAAAAGATTTTCAAGGAGGCGGCGGTTCAAATTCAGAGTAATCCAGATATATCTAAATCTGATAAAAAGGAGATATTGGATCATATCCGCTCTAAAGTTTACACCTCATTTGGAACTAAATCTGAGGATAAGACTGCTGACAAGGTTGAATCTGATGAAAAAGTCAAGCTTATCCGAGATGATAACTTTTATAGGTTTGAAGTTACTTGTATTGAAGGAACTCGGTATATCATTGTTGGTAAAATTGACAGAATTGAGGAAAAGGAGGATGGAACTCGGGTACTTGTTGAGATCAAAAATAGGACACGGGGTTTATTTAATGAGATCAAGGCCTATGAGATGATACAGGTTCAGACCTATCTTCAGATGCTTGGTCTTCAAAAAGCACGCTTAGTGGAGCAATATAACACGGATACTAGGAGTAACGACATTGAGCGGGATGATAAGCTGTGGAATACATTGGTGCTTCCAGGATTAGTAGAGTTTTGTAATAGGCTGCATAAAAATATGTGTGTAAATTAAATAATGTTTCGCCAACAATATGATAGACGTCGTCCACCCCCATCGCGCCCAAAAAGAGCTACAATCCCACCAACAAATTACAAGGGAATTTCAACACATTATGTATTGTTAGCATCGTATTCTCTATCTAATCAAAATCTTCGTAATTTAAAAAACTTTATACAATCTAGTAATTTACGTCGCGAAAATTACAAAAAAATGTTTAATACTTTGAGACAAGTTAAAAAATATAAGAATCTTGGTCCATTTAAAAATAATGTAAATAATTTTACTAATCGATCCAGAAATAATAATAATAATAACAATAATAGATATAGATAAATGTCAGCCGAAAGGTACATTGCGATTTTAATGGCATCACGTAATCAAGCTCATATGTTCCACTTAGTGACCAAATCATTTGCGACCCACAAAGCCCTTCAGGGGTACTATGAACAGATTATCCCTTTGGCAGATGCGTGGTCAGAGGCGTATATTGGCAAGTATGGTCGCTTTAAGATGCGTAATTTTCCAGGTAATACAATGAAATCTCCTAAAAAACCAATCGTGTACTTTAGAAGTCTTGTTAGTAAAATAAAGAAATTAAAGTTGCCAAAGGATTCGTATCTTCAATCAATTCAGGATGAAATTATGGTTCTTCTTCAATCAACAATTTATATGTTGTCATTAAAGTAAGATGAGTACCGCGCTTCATAGCCCCCAACATCTTGTACATTTATATAGGAAAAGTATCGCTGCCCATAACAACGCCTATTCAAGACACCTTGGTAATCCCAGAAAAATTACAAAACATTATACACGTGTTGTAAAAATGAAAAATCTTATAGAAAGTCGTAAGAAAGAACTAAAAAGAAATCTTAAAGAAAAACTAATTAACCACACCAAACATTATAAAATGGCAATGAATTCAAAAACACAAAATAATTACAATCTTCATATTAATCAGGCTGGTAATGCAGGTAAGAATATAATAAATATTAGGATGAAGTTAAGAGCGTTGAAAAAAGCATAAAAAAAGTACGATGTAAACAATAAGAATGAGAAAAGTTCAATATATAATAGTCGATTCGCAATTTATTACTGGGGTGAATAATTCCTTCTCAGTAAACTTTGGGCTTAGTTCAAATACATTTATTGAGACAATACGGGATGTTATAGGAATCAAGGTTGTTGATTTTTATACCACCAATGTAGGCGCATCTACGAATCAATACATAGATGTTTTGTGCCTCGATGTACCGACAGCCGGGCAGATATTGAATGAACGCACCGCCCAGCTCCTCCTGCGTGTTCCTCTTGAAAGGAATATTTCAGGATCCAGTAATTTGGTTATTTATGACAAACAATGGAGCCCATTTGAACAAAAAACAAGTTATTTCAATCCTATAACTATTAATAAACTACGATTTCTAATAAACGCTCTTCAGAGTGATGGAACGTACGTACCTTTACAAGCAGGAATTGGGTTTACTATGACGCTTGAGATCACGACAATGGATCATGAACAGCCACCGGAAGACACCAATTTGTTAGTTGTTGCAGCTGTTAAAAAGCTTGGAAAACGAATGGATAGATTAAATATTTCAATTACAAACATACCAGTTGTTAAACCCGACGATTCTAAGAAGATTTCAATCAAATATGTTATGATTATATTTGCCGTTCTTGTTGCTGCATTTATAATTTACAACTTTATGCAGAAATCGTCGACTTCGCCCTCCGTAGTTTCTTCGGCTTTACCACAGGTTCCTGGTCGAGCTCCGCAGTTTCCGCTGATGGCAAATCCGGTTCCTGGTCTTGGTCTTCCTCTTCGTCCTCCTGGGGGATTACCACAGGGGCTTCTGTAATAGCAGGCACATCTGGTGCTGGAGTAACTTCAGCCACTACAGGATCTAAAACTGCAGCTGGTACTGGAACAGGGACACAGTCTATGATATCACACATCTGAAGTAGAATGAGACCTACTTTATCTGCGCTAATTTTTCCAGATGCACGCATATCACTGATTACAAATCGTAGATCGTTCATTTATATATTAAAAGAAATAATTCTTTAAACAATAAATGCTATTGATAGGTCCAACCCTTCTAGCCGGTATTGGTCAGATGCTTTTAAAATATACTAGTGTTTTTCCTGATTCAACATATATAACAATAGATGAACACATACCCGAAGCTGATGAAGCCATTATATTTGCATTGCCAATTACATATTGGTTAAATAAAATTCCAACAATTAAATTACGAATTAAAAAAGTACATTGTATGACTATTTGTGAAACTGAAACTGTTCACCCAATATATGGGGAATTATTCAAGTTATTTGACACGATTATAGTCGCAAGTGAATTTTGTCAAAAAGTATTTTCTAGACAATTTCCTGATACAAAGTTTGTTGTTTTACGTGCACATATACCTGCACCTAAAATTAATAGAATTAGGAATACCTTTTCTATACCACTGGATAAATATGTATTTTATCACATTGGAAATATAATGGATCAAAGAAAGAATACCAATAAAATTATAGAAGCATTTATTAGGTGTGAATTTAAAGATGCTATTCTGGTACTAAAAGCAACTTGTTTACAATCGGTTGAAATAAAAGTTCCAAATATAATTGTAATAAATGGGTTGATACCGCAAGAAGAGTTAGATGGTATACATTCATTATGTGATTGTTATGTTAGTTTTTCAAGTTCTGAAGGGATTGGTATGGGTGCTGTAGAGGCAGCTCTTCATAACAAGCCTGTTATAATCACAGATTATGGTGGGGCGGTTGAATATATCAAAACACCTTATACAATTAGATGCGGTGTACAAGAAATTCCAAATGATGACTTTTTATTTCAAAAAGGAATGTTATGGGGTCGTCCTGATTTTACACAACTAATGGAATTTATGAAAAATGCTTATGAAAGGAAAGTAACATATATGGATCACGATTTTACCCATAATATAGTAAGTATTCCCGAAATTTACAAAACTTGGGTATTAATATAATTTGCACCAAATACAACTAAACCAACTAATATAGCTCCTGGGGTTAATGAGTCTTTGTTGGCCAATATAAACATTACAAGATCATCTACAATTTTAATGCCTGTTGGCTTTGTTATTATCTTTGGGATAATGTTAACAAATAGTACGTAAAGAACCATTCCGACTATGACTGGACGAAGACTTTCGGTATCAAACATTGTATATATATAAGATTACAAGAATTAATTTAGCTTATGCCTACCACAATATTTACCACACTTGGCTTTACTACTACACCGAAGTCCATTCATAAGCGTCGCCTCGCAGATGAGACCCATTGGTTTTCCTGATGAAGAAGGGCATTCCCGAAGAGGTATTATTTTTGGTCGCAATGCAAGTTTTCTCACCTTTTCCTGTTCTGAAGCTGTTTTTATAGCACAATATGTCCTGACTATCCTTTGCCTATCTTCTTCTTTTTCAAAAAAGTCTTTAGAAACAATGTAAAATTTTTTACTATCACTTATATTTACGTTTTTAAATGGAAGGTGGTGAGAATTGTAGTTGAGAGCAGGTCGCATAGGCAAAAGCCACGATATTTTAGTATCCATTCTTTTTTTTGCTTTTCTAGAGTGTGTGTCCCATCTACTAATCCTTAAAAACCTAGGCATATTTTAAACATATATATGGACAATAGATTATATACCATTAATGACAATTATCAAGTATATAAGTGTTATAATACCACGCAATGTGTTTAGATTGGAATTAAATAATCCATGTTTTTTATGTAATTCACCCACAGAAATAAATATGATATTTTCTCATTTATGTAAAGATAATTTTTTGGATTTGTTTAATATGTGGGTAGGATATAGGTTTTTAAATACTGTTTGGAATCAAAAAATATATAAAAAATTTGGATCAATTGTTAGACCAGTCTGTGCCGGGTGCTATTATTATTCTATTAAAAATATGAAACATTTCTTAAAACATAGAGAATATACAGGTGAAAAACTAAATAAACAAATATCATCTAAAAGTTATAAAGAAATATACGAGTGGTTTGAAAGGTTTAACAATTTTAGAAATCAACCTTATATTAACGATACTAATTTTTTTGGGTGCTTTAAAAGGAAAAACTATTAATAAATAGTATGGAATTTACAATAGATGAAAATAATATATTTTTTACAACTTTTAGAGAAGTTAAAGGTACCCTATCTAAAGTAGATTCTGAATTACTTGTTTCGTTAGCCAGGTCTCTTCCAGAAAATTCTAAATATTTAGAAATTGGATCATATTTGGGATGCTCATCTTTACTTGTTGCGTGGCATTCGGATGCTATAGTGTACTCACACGATATATGGGTCACAGACTGGTCAGAACTCAAAAATAGCAGCCCGCCTCCTCAATGTGATGATTACTTTTATAAATTTTATAAAATGGTTATTGATAATAATTTAGAAACCCAAATTATTCCTATTCGCGGGCAATCTTCCTACACTATAGGAATTCACAAAGATGAATCTATTGATCTAGCATTTATAGATGGGGATCATTCATATGAAGGTTGTTATTTAGATTTAGTTTCAGTATATAAAAAAGTAAAAATAGGTGGTTCTATTTTAATTCACGATTGTTATGAATCTTCAGAAACTCTTAAAGCAGTATTGGATTTTACAACTCTTTACAATATTATTAATTTTACTAAAATAGAAGGTTCTTGTGGAATGATTATATTTAAAAAGTAAAACCTATTAATATTAAAATGTTTGCAATACTATTTATCGCATCTATAATGGTTGCAGCTGCCATTGCGCGTCCAGTGAGTACATCAAATCTCGGCAAGGATCCCAGAACGTGGACTCCAAAAATTGAACCGAAACAGAATGCGACTGAAACGGTTGATAAATGCAATGCATGCACAATAATTGTATCGTTTATTGAGAACCAACAGCAGATTTGCACAGTTGTTCCAGACAAGTACAAGGCTATTTGTGCCCAATTGGTTCAAGAGTTTCCCGCGGATGTTATTTGTAAAGATTTTTGTGAGAAAACTTATATAATTGAGATTTAAAAAGTAAAACCTATTAATATTAAAATGTTTGCAACACGTCCACCACCATTGCCACCAGGCCCTAGTTTTATTATTTTAGCTGTTATATGTTTTATTGCTATTAAACCGCGTAAACAATAAATTACCCTAATATATGATTTATCCAGAAGATAAACAAATATCATTTCTTTATATAAAGAAAATATGACCTTGCATTTTTATCTTTTTTAGTATTTCTAACTTCAATAAACTATTGGAGAGATCCACAAATAAAAACAATAAGGAGGTATATTGATGTTATATGTTGTGTATTTGCTATTTCATATTCTATGATAATTGGAATTGGTTCACAATATCAAATACTTTATTATTTAACTGTGTTATTAAGTTTACAATCATATTTCGTAAGTAATCATCTTTTATCAATAAAAAAATATTGGACATTTGTCTATTTTCACAGTGTAGTTCATTTACTAATAAATGCAGGGTTAATTATTTTATGTATTGGATTCTAAAAATATGTATAAAATTAGCATAGGTTTTACAAATAGTATATCAAACCCAAATGGGTAATCGTGTATCAGATATGAATATCACAAACTTACTTAAAAAAGAAGACGATCCAGCGGTTGGCGAAAAAAAAGCAAATGATTATGCAGACGCAGTTGGAATGGATGACGCGAATCGCAAAGTTCTTGAAATTTTTGCAACGGAGGGCAAGGATGCAGCAGTCAAGGCTATGTTCACAGGTGATAAAGGAGAACAGCTTTCATATTCGGAAATGCGTTCAAGATATGGGTAGATAATAAAATAAAGTCATAATTTAAATGTATAAACAAACTATTGATGTTCCATCATCGTGTCCAAAAGCCCAAGTAGAATGCGCGGATCAAATAACGTGCAGTGCACCATCAAGTCCTCCTAATTGTATTATTCAATAACATGTATTTTTGTATTTTTTTAAGAATTATATAAAACCAATATAAATTTAGAATATACATTGATATTACTGAACATGCACAATAATACATTGCAAATGTCCAAACTCCTGTAACTCTTTGTATTAATACTAAGCATCTTGAAAACAAACAAACTCGGGTTATAAAAAAAGTTGTAACAAATAATTTATTAATCAATATAAATTCTTTTGTTTTTTCCCCGGCTTTTAAATTTTGTAACATCCACCTAACATCAAGAAATATAGTAGATAGTTCACCAATTGCAATGTATGGAGCTAGATTTAAAAATTTATTAGAAGTAATTGCAATATATGTGGTAGTTCCATAAACCGCGTGATGAAACATACTTGACATAATTATAAGTTTATTATAGTGCCACAATCTATAAGATAAATCCCAAATAGTATATCCCAATAAATGACAGGCTAATTGATGATTTGACAAGAATAGTATTCCTAAAACTCCGGAACATGCATTGATAAGTGAAATAGAGTGTTGATTCCAATCAACAAAGTTTGATTTAAAAACGTACACATTGAGTCCGGTATACATAGCTGCAGAAATTAATATATTCATTCTTATTTAAAATTATTAAGCTGATTGATTTTAAGTACATGTTGATTCCAATTAGGTGATTTTTGTACACACACAAAATAAATTTAATACAGTATAGAATATAATTGATGATAGTACATTCATTCTAGTTAAAATTAATAAGCTTAATAATTTTAAGTAAAATGGAAACTCCGTCTATCAATGATTATGATATGACGCATTTATTTTTTAAAAACTTTTATTGGTCGTATCTTCAACTTGGTCATTTTTGGCCACTATTTGTCAACAGACTTGCTGATTATTGTATATTAAATAAACATCATTACAGAGTTGCTAAATTTCAAAATATTATTAAAACAGTTTATAAAAATGCACCAAGTCAGAAACTTAAAGACTTATTTTATGACGGACCTTTTACAATGGCATTTTTTCTTGTTAAACACATTGATCCTATGCCAATTCAAGGATACATTTACGAATCTAAAGACTTTATAACAAAACACTTTGGAAATTATGATAAATGGTTTATTTTTTTTCAAAATAGCGAACCGGCAATTATTACTCAAAGTAAAGAACCGAATAAATGGGAGGTGCAAGCCGAAAATATAAATACTTTTGATGCTATTGTTGAAGTCTTAAAGTTTTAGGTCATTGTATAATAAATGGCATCCTTGTCTAATATCTGCTTTTCAGAATACATCAATGAACGCGTTGAGTCCATTAACAAGATTAAGAAACCTCATTGGAAGAAAGGCGCAGCTTCGGAGCTTGCAGATACATTTATTAGCGAATGGACAAGTGGTCATTGTAGTATTGACATTGATGATGCTCGCCTTGTTAGGAATTTTATGTATGAAATTGATAAGAATAGTTTTGTACTCTCAAGCCTCAATAAAATCATTCATTCAATCTAAATAATTGTACAAAAATTACATAGGTTTATACACATCATAAAAATTCAAGTAATGAAAAATGATTCAAATTGCACAACTTTATTTTATCAATGATGAATCTGCGGAACAAATTCGTCAAATCCATACAGATATGGCTGATTATTACTTATCAATAACAAGAGGTGATTTGTTATTGATATGTGAAACAGTTGAAAATGTGACTCAACGATTCAAGATTATGTGGGACACTGTCTTGGCTGACTTGGCTTTTAAAGCAATTTCAGTTGTATATGCAGATGGTTATATAACGTGGGATGATACACAAATAATTATTCGCGATGATGACATTAGTTCTTATGATTATGGATCAGAAACTGAAGAAGTTTGGCCACCGGAAGGACCAGAAATTATAGAATTTGTTTATAAAACCCAGTTTCATTACAGTAAGTGTAGTATGAATTGTCCAGTTTGTTATGATGATTTTAATTCTACTATAATGTCACTTTGTAATCATTCAGTTTGTACATCGTGTCTCAAGAGCATGCACGAGTCAAACTTATTCACTTGTCCAATTTGTAGAAGTGACGTTTTCAAGTGGCCCATAGCAATTGCAATGGGAGCAAAGATCATTTAAAGATTTTAGGGATTATATTACAAATGGATATTGATTTTACAACTGAATTTATTAATGAACGTATAGCTTCAATCAAAAAAATTAAACTTCTTAAACAAAAAAAGGCGGCAGTTACTGAGCTTGCAAATAAACTAATCGCAGCTTGGCAAATTGGTGATCCAAATATTACAAAGTGTGATGCTTGTCTTATTAGGGCTTTTGTAACCGAGATGGATGAAAATCACCCTCTACTTTCTACTCTAAATTCAGTTGTTTCATCGGTTTAAAAACGAAACAGTATATATTATAAAATGAATAGTACTAACGCAACTTTGATTAAATTTGTTCATCCAGATGGTAATTCACACATTGAATCTATTAAAACGGATACAGCAACATATTATCTATCATTATTTTCAAATGATTTACTATTAATTTGTAAACCATTTGATAATACCGTATTTACATATCCAATTGAAAATACAATGGTTCTAGCGCGCGTAGCTACTTTAGGTATAGATATTGATTATGATAACGGTCGTATATATTGGAATGAAGATCCTGTATCACATTTTGAAGATGAAGATTCGGAACAAGAACCAATTATTTTTTCACATAATTTGGGATTCAAATTAGGTGAAACCGAATGTCCAATCTGTTATGAAGATTTTGAAAGTGGGCATATAGCTTTGTGCGGTCACGGAGCTTGTACGAGTTGTCTTAAAAAAATGGGAAAAGCCAATTTATATATATGTCCAATATGCAGAAGTAATGAATTTAAATGGGTTGTTAATTTGGCAATGGGCCACGTTTTGATATCTTGTTAATTTTTGCTCTGTGTGGGGATTGAACCCACGACCTCGGCGTGCCTAACAGTGCCTGACCACTGACGATATATCTTTATCTGATATAAGCACCACGCTCTAACCAACTGAGCTAACAGAGCGGATGGTGAAGATGGGGTTTGAACCCATGCGTGCGAACACAGCAGTTCTTAAGACTGCCCCCTTGGACCAACTCGGGCACTTCACCATATATATACCTAACTATCTCTTTAATAGTACATATATTAAGATAAGTATCATAATATAATAAATGGTTAGATGTTTAAAACTTAAACTTGCTTTACCAGTTCCAAATCATCGGGAAGATTATAAATTGTACACAATTAGTAATAGAATTTTTATAATATATATTGACGGAATAACTATAAAATTTAGTGAAATTATATCCGATTTAGAACCAGAACTTTTTGAATTAGCAACTTCAAATGCATCTTTTATATTTTTTGATAACGCAATATATGTGTAAAAAAATTATATAGGTTTTGAAAAAGTTAACTCAATTCAATTCACAATGGCTATTATAAAATCTATAACTCTTTATCACGATGGTTATGAAACGCGCAACGGTGATGGGTTTTATCCATCTGCAACACCTCAGGAATGTTGGGAGGAAATTGAAGTTCAATTCCAGTTTGTGCCAGATGGTTGTTACTGGTATCAGATATCCGAGTACAACATTAAGGGGTTTGATGGCAATGAACGATCAAACATTTTAAAATTACTAAATTATGAAAATTACAACAGTAATAGAATTGTTAGTAGGTTAGGGTACTAAAAAGGTGTTTATTTACGACTTAGAAACAAAGACCTCTACCTTGGTAAGAAAGAACAATGGCGAAAGAACAGATTCAGAAGCTATCTCACGTTGAACACATCCTTAAACGTCCAGATTCATATGTTGGCCCAGTTGCTAGAATACCAGAACAATATTGGACTCTTAATCCCGAAAAAACTAAATTTACACAAGAGCTTCTTTCATATTCCCCAGCTCTTTTGAAGATTTTTGATGAGATTCTAGTCAATGCAATTGATCGTAATTCAGGATTTCCAGCCCTTGTCAAAAAGATTGCAGTCAGTGTTGATAAAAAATCAGGTATGATTACTATTGAAAATGATGGGCCTTTAGGAGGTATTTCAGTTGAACAGCACCCAACTGAAAAACTTTGGAATCCCGAATTAACCTTTGGCCACCTTTTAACAAGTACTAACTATGATGATACTCAAGAACGTTTGGTAGGTGGTAGGAATGGGTACGGTGCTAAACTTGCTAATGTCTTTTCTAGAATGTTTATGATTAAAATACAAGATGGTGAGAATAAATTAGAATATACTCAAATGTGGGAAAACAATATGACCAAGTGTCACCCCCCAGAAATGTCTAAATTGAAAAAGTCTACATCAAGTGTTAGTATTTCATTTATTCCTGATTGGGTAAAGTTTGGTATGAAGAAGCTTGATGATGATTTTTACAAGATTATTGAAAAGCGGGTGTACGATGCTGGATTTTGCACAAGTCAAAAGTGCAAGGTTTCTTTTCAGGATCAAGAACTTGCTGCTGTATCTCCAGAGGTCTACGCTGCAATGTATCTTCCGACAGATACACCTATTGTGTGTCACAAGTCTGATCGCTGGAGTGTCTGTGTGGCCCCTTCACCAGATGGTTTCAAGCATATATCCTTTGTAAATGGGATCTGTACAAGCAAAGGTGGAACTCATGTAGATCACGTGGCTTCTTTGATTGCAGCTGGTATTATTGAAGAACTTGCTGCAAAGATTAAGCTTCGTCCCCAACAAGTCAAGGATAACTTTTTTCTTCTTGTTCGGTCAACTCTTGTTAATCCCAGTTTTAGTTCCCAAGTCAAGTCTGAATGCACCCTTCGGCATCAAGAGTTTGGAAGCAAGTTTGAACCTCCTGCAAACTTTGTAAAGTCTGTTCTCAAGACTGGAATCAAAGATCTTGTTTTGGCTCTATCAAAGTTCAAAGAAATGTCTGAACTAAAAAAGACTGATGGAACCCGCAAATCAAAGATTACAGGTATACCTAAACTTGATGATGCTAATGCAGCCGGTACTAATCGTTCTGAAAAGTGCACGCTAATTGTGACAGAAGGTGACTCGGCCAAAACTCTGGCAGTTGCCGGTATATCAGTGGTTGGTCGCGAGTATTTTGGTGTCTTTCCCCTTCGTGGCAAATGTAAGAATGTTCGTGATGCCTCTGTAAAACAACTCGTGGCCAATCAGGAGTTTTCGGATCTCAAGAAAATTCTTGGACTTCAACAAGACAAGGTGTATACTTCACTCTCTGAACTTCGTTACGGCCGACTAATGATAATGACTGATGCTGATAATGATGGGTCACATATTAAGGGGTTAATTCTAAATATGATTCATTATTTCTGGCCAAGTCTTCTCAAGTTGAACTTTGTTGTGAGTATGGTGACTCCAATTATCAAGGCTACTAAGGGTAATCAGACATTATCTTTTTTCACAGATTCTGCATTCAGAGAGTGGGAATTGGCTGTATCATCTCCAACTACATGGAAGATCAAGTACTACAAGGGATTGGGTACTTCAACATCTCTAGAGGCTCGTGATTATTTCAAGAATATTGTTAACTTGACTGTACAATTTGACGCCGATATCAAAACAAATGAATCAATAATCCTCGCGTTTGATAAGACAAAGGCTGATGACCGAAAGACTTGGCTTCTTGAAAGTACCCAAAGGACAGATCTTGAAGTTGGGTACGGGAAGATTACAAAACTGAATATAACCGATTTTATACACAAAGACTTGGTAAATTTTAGTCTTGCCGATCTTAGGCGGTCTATTGCTAGTGTCTGTGATGGGTTCAAGCCTTCTCAGAGAAAGGTTTTACACGCCTGCTTTGTTAAAAATCTCAAGGAGGAGATGAAGGTTGCTCAATTGGCAGCCTATGTATCTGAAAAGACTTCGTACCACCACGGTGAAGTTTCTCTTGCCGATACAATTGTTCGGCTTGCTCACGATTACATGGGTTCTAACAATGTGAATCTTCTAGAGCCTTGTGGTCAATTTGGTACGCGTTTGATGGGCGGCAAGGATGCTTCTCAGACAAGGTACATCTTTACAAAGTTGAGCAAGAGTGCAAGAATTCTGTTTGATCAAAGAGATGATTCAATTCTAGATTATCTTAATGATGATGGGAAGAGCATTGAGCCCGAGTTTTTTGTTCCGGTATTGCCAATTGTTCTTATAAATGGAACTGAGGGTATTGGTACAGGGTTTAGTTCTAATGTTCCGTGTTTCAATCCAGATGATATCAAGGATAATATTACCCGAGCACTTAATGGAGAACCTCTCATAAAAATGAACCCTTGGTTTAGGGGTTTCAAAGGTACAATTGTTAAACAAGATGACAACTCTTGGATTGCTAGAGGTACGTGTCACGGTCGGGTTATTACAGAGTTGCCACCCGGTCGTTGGACACAGGACTACAAAGAGTTTCTAGATGATCTGGTTGACACTAAGAAGATTTCTGGATACATCAATAATAGTACAACAGACTCTGTGAGCTTTTCTATTCAGGGATTTGAAGGCACTGATGAAGATTTTGCCAAGGATTTCAAGTTGACAAAGACTATTCACGGTACAAATATGCACTTGTTTCATCCTAAAAAGGGTATCAAAAAGTATACAAGTGCCGAAGAGATACTTGTAGACTTTGTGGAAATTCGTATTGAATATTATAAAAAACGCAAAGCCAGAATAATACTAGACTTGTCCAGTAAGTGCACTACTCTTGATGACAAGGCTAGATTTATAGAGATAGTTGTGAGTGGTGATCTTGTTATTTTCAAGAGATCTAGGGCATCTATAGAAATTGACCTTGTAAAAAAGTTTAAAAAGGATGAAAATGGAACATTTGATCACCTTATGAATATCAAGACGTATCAGTATACAAATGAAGCAATTTCTGAACTCAAGACTGAACTCAAGAAGACTTTGACAGAGTTGGAAATACTAAAAAAGACAACTGTATTGGATATGTGGAAAATGGATATTTTAAAATACTAGAAAAGAGTAGATGGTGCTTTGCCCAGTAGAAGACATTAGAGGTCAAGCCGGAACAGGTTCAGTACTGTCACTTGATGCAATAGGAAAACAGGATAAATATTTGTTGGGAGATTATTCATTCTTTAATTATTCGGCTAGAAGACATACAAATTTTCAGGTATATCAGACTGTCACAAATGTAACATCATCTAATCCAGAAACTTCAAATTGGCCATTTGATGGAACAACTGTTACTGTTACTCTTTATCCAAAACAAATGGGTGATCTTCTTACTCACATGTATATTAAATGTAGATTACCAGTAATGCAAGATGTTGGTGTTCCAGGAAATCCAGGAATGTTTCCAGATTCAAGATACTGTGACAATGTTGGGAGAGCTATTATAAAGTCTGTAAAATTTAGAGTTGATAAATACGAGGTTGAAACTATATATGATGATTGGATGCACATGTATGATGAACTATATCAAACATCTGAGCAAAAACGCGCATCAATTGACATGACATGGGGTGTTGGTAATAGACAATCTGGCCCACTTGATTTATATATACCATTACCCTTTTTCTTTTCAACTAAAACTGACTCATTTTTTCCACTTTGTGCAATTGCAAATCAACAAATTACTATTGAAATTTTATTTAACACTGTTCAATTTTTTAGTAATTCTCGAGTAAACAATTTAAGTCCTCAATATTTTTTAGGACTTAATTCTTTTAATTTAATATGTGAACAGCTTGTTGTATCAGATTCAGAACGTTTAGCATTCCAGGTTCCAAATTATAAATTACTTGCTGGCATTTCTCAAAAACAACCACAAGTACAAACAAATAATGGAGATAACAATATAAGCGTGAATCTAGTTATGAATATTCCCGTAGAAACTATACACTGGACAATGAGACAGTTATTATTTGAACAACCTGATATTCCTGGTAGCACAAATTACTTTTTAAATAGATACAATTATAGTTCATCAAACAGTTCAAGTTTGGTTGTTCAAGCAGTTAATCCAATAATGTCTGATGTGGCAGTCTTTATAAACAATCAATCCGAACTCGGATTTTTTGCAGATACTCTTAATAATGATCCAGGTAGAGCAACATTGTATAGATTTGCACAACCTCTTAAAACAAATTTATCGGCACCTTCACAAAATATGTACACGTATGCATTTTGTTTAGATGGATTAAATAATAATTTATCTGGTGCTATTGATTTTAGTCAAATTTCTGCTCAAACAACATTTTTAAAAATAACAATACTTTCATATGTAGCTGCAAACGCTGTTTCAAATGCTTTCACTGTTCAAACGTATTATAAATCTCTTAAAGCTTTAACTTTTTCAAATGGGTCTATGAGTTTTTAAAATTTGTTTATTTTCAACAATGTAGTCTATTATGTTATTTTTTACACACCATTTTATAAAATTAAGTTGCGCCACTGTAGTCATAAACGTCTTATCTGTATTTGGAACAGGATATACAAACTTATCTGATCTGCAAAAGGGATCAAATAATTTTTTACTGTACCCATCTAGACTTGACTTGTAAGCGCAATGAACAAAGAAAGTTTTGCCGTCAGTTGTTTTGTATGTTAAATTCTTTTTTTTGGCATAGTTTGTGATGAACCATTCCAGGTTTCTAAGTGAAACTGTACCTCGTTTTTCAAGGATATCAAGCAAATGATTAGAATTTTTGGGATCTTCATAGAAACTGTTAATAGAGTCAAGCAAAGTCACAGACCTACTCATTATTTTTAAATAGACTACAATCTATAAGTGGTTTTGTGATGGGAGAAGAAATGCATCCTCTATTCATACATGCGGGACAATCTGGTTTGTAAAAAGGTGGAACTCCGTGATTGTGTTGTAGGGGTCCTTGAACAATTTGGATTGGTTGATTTTTTTGTTTTTGATGAAGATGTATTTTACAGTATCCTTCAAATTTACCTTTTCTTGTACACCGAACATTTTTATCAGTAACCCCCAAACACGAGCAAGTGTCAACTATCTCTATAGTTGATGGGAGATCTCTCAACAATAGGGCAAGTGGAATTCTATGACTCAATGAAATACGTTCAGCAAATTTTGAAAGAGCACCAGAGACGCGCTTGTCAATCTCGGCATCAATTAATTTAATTACCTGTTCCGATATCTGGGACGACATCCTTTTTATTATTCTTACGCGCCTTTTGTTTAATTTCAAATGCAGCATACAGATCTCCAATTTCATTTTCGGTAGACACCTTTTTAGCGCGCGAAGCCCTCTTCTTTTTTTCAAGAAGACCCTCAAATAGTTCATCCTTGGCAACAAGTGGTTCCAACAAGTCACTTACAGGGTTCATAAACTTGTTTGTAAAATAGTACTCATAGTCCAGTGGTACATTATTTTGTAGGACCCATTTAGGATCTTCTGCCATCTGGTACTGTTTTGCATTTTTGATACCAGTTTTAATGAGAACAAATGGAACTCTGTCACCTGATTGAGGTTCTGATCCAGGTTCGCGTTCTCGCATCTTTTTGACGACCGAAACGTGTGGAAGATTTTCAGACTTGTAAGAATCAGCCAACTTTTGAGAAAGAATCAACTTTTCATTTGAAACAGCGCCTTCTAAAAGTTCCCTGGCTCTTTTGCGAGCCACCTCCTTGGCACCATCTGTATTTTTTGACTCCATAATAACATCAAGGAGCTCTTTACAAGTTTCTCTGACAAATGGGGTATTGTCTCTCCGGACAACCTGAAGACCCTTGACATCTATATAGTCCATAGCCATCTTACCATCCTTGTGTCTCGTCCATAGTTTTGCTGCGTACCTCTTTTTTGAATACAAAAAGTAAGGACAATAAACTTTTTCAAGCTCTAGGTTATTTGGGGATTTGAACAATTTTGTGCACTGTGCAGCAGCCTGCTCACCAAGTTGCCAACTGTACTCAATTGCTTCTTGGCCAGTACGACCACCAACATCAAATTCAACCATCACGCTATCCGTGTCGCCGTACCTCACCTTGGCTCCTTCAAAGTTTGCTTCCACATAATTCTTAGTCTCCTCAATCATACTACGACCTTTCATAGTGGTCGTAGCAGCAATCGGAACACAGGGAAGCATACCTTTTCCGGCACCTGTAAAACCATACACAGAGTTCATAGAAATCTTATAGGCCAATTGCTTTCCATTATAAACCGCCTTCATAGATCCGGTGGCCCCAGCCATATCTTGCTTGGCCTTTTTACGAAACTGCTTGAGTTCTCTGAGAACCGCTGGAAGCAGACTTGGTACATCTTGGGCAAACTTGTGTGCACCAAAAGTTTCATAAGTTACACCGGGTATATTATCATATTTGGGATCAAGAACAAGTGTTGAGTAACACAGATTATGAGCAATCATAATAGATGGGTACAGGCCTTCAAAATCTAGGGCTGTGATTGGTGCATAATAAGCACCAGCTTGAGCCTCTAGAACTGTTGCACCCTCGTACCCTTCCGATGCCACTGCGCCCCATCTAATAGTTGGAACCATGTATCCTGTTTCTCTAGCTTTGCGAGTCATCTGACTAAACACCTTGATCTGCTGACCCCGTTCAGTCAGGTATTGAATTGGAACCCAGGTTGCCTTGGCCATCTCAAGCAGGTTCAAGAGACTGCACATCTTTTCTAAGAGTGCATGAGGAAGTAGAGTATCTTGGATACAATACTTGGCAACTTCGGACAACTTTTCTGGATCACCTTCTGCAAACCTCCTAAACATCTCCTTGGGACTCATATCAAGTTTGTGATCACCTAAAAACTTTTCAGATACCGAGTTTAGTGAATAAGAATCCAACTTTTCTTCACGCTTTACAACGTGAAATAAATCAAAAACGTATCTTCCAGGCATTGGTAAAGTTTTTAAAACATTATCACCGAGTGCACTTGATGATAGTTTCTTGTACACCATTTTACATTCGTAATTTTGAAACTTGCTGAGATCCATAAATTGAGTAGAACAGTTGGTTATCATAGATCGCTTTGCTAAATAATCTAAATCAAACCCAAAAATATTCCAACCTGTTAAAATATCAATATCGTGCTTTACAACGTACTCGCTAAACCCTAAAAGAAGCTCCTTTTCTGTTTCAAAACTAATAATAGTAGAACCCTCTACATCAGATGTTTTCTTATAACACAAACACGTTTTGTCATATATTTCGGGAGTTCCAAGACGGCGGAGGGTCACCGCAATTTGAAAAACAGCATCACCCTCAATATCAGCATCTGGAAACTTACCAGTTGAACTATTTGTTTCAATATCAAATGATGCTATAACAAATGGAGCAATTAAATCTATATCTAGAGGTTTTAAGGTTTTCCAATTATTACAAAATAAATCAATATCACATCTAGTTAGGTGCGCACGGACACAATTTTCACCAGAATCTAACCAACCAGTTGATTGAATACCCGTCCTATGCATAAATCTTAAAAGAGGTTCAACATTTGACTCGTACACTTTTAGTATTCTATTTTCCTCAGGGAGAGGACGGCGTAATTTAGAATCGCACATTTTTAGAGCCATTAGAGATGCAAATTCAAGCTTCATAAATGGACATTTTTCATTGTTTTGAAATCCCCATAAATCCTTGGCTTTCAATATATCAAAACTTGTTGGGGGATACTTGCCACATATCTTAACAATTTTTTGAAACATTACTTGAAGACCTGATTCTGTAGTACTAGTTGGTAATTTAATGAAAAAGTACGGTTTAAATATAGTTGTAACGCTTACTGATTTTGAATCTGTCGTCCTACCAAATATAGTGATTGTGTGTTCAAGATCTTCATCTTCTCCAATATCGCGAGCTTCCCACGTAAGAGCTTCAAATGCAACCATTTTTCTTTCTTACATGTGTAGCGCTCACTCGTTTTAATATATTTCTCAAGTAAGAATAAAGATGTCTATCGATCTTGTTGCCAAAGGAGTTCAGGATGCATATCTCACTGGTGATCCAGAAGTTTCTTTTTTTAGACAAAGCTATAAGCGTTACACAAACTTTGCTCAACGAACTGTTAAAATAGTTCCACAAGGACAGCTTGCCCCAGGGCAGCAAATTACACTAAAAATCCCCAATAAAGGAGATCTATTGGGGTACATTTGGATGGATCTTGGCACAGGTACAGTGTGTGACTTGGCCACTTCTAATGCAGCTTCTTATATGAATCCTCAATCATCAATCAACTCTTGTGGAATTTTTGCAGATAGTGATGATAATACCGCTGTTTTTGAGCTTTATATAGGTGGTCAGCTTATTGATCGTCAAGATTCTGTTTATATGGTTCAATACTGGCAAAAGTTTCTTTTGGATAATAGCACCAAAGCCCCCGCAGCAAGTAATGCGGGTAATATTTACACATCAACTTGGTTACCTCTTCACTTTTTCTTTTGCGACTCTGTGTATCTTCCTCTTGTATCTTTACAGTATCACGAGGTTGAAATTCGTATTCAGTTTTCGGGAAGTTCTGGATCAGCCTTGTCCCCTGCCACAACGGCTACAAATATGGCTAAAATCAATTTCTATGCCAATTATGTTCTTTTAGATACTGATGAAAGAAAGGCTCTTGTGGATAAAGAACAGGACTATCTAATTGAACAGGTTCAAAAGATTTCATTTCAGGCTAACCGAGCTGATTTAAGTTTACTAAATCATCCAGTTAAATGTTTATTGTGGGGACAAAATGATCCAGCTTATACACCAAATCCATCTTCCAACACTGTGCAATTGTATCTCAATGGCACAGAAATGTTTAATGTTCCAATGCCCTACAAAATGTTTAATCAAATTCAATCCTATTATCATTCAGAAATTGCAGCATACCGACAGGCAGCTCCTCAAGATCTTAATCAAATGTATTCATTTGCTCTCAAGGCTAATAAACATCAACCTTGTGGATCTTGCAATTTTAGTCGGCTAGATTCTGGATCATTACAACTTGATACGGGAGCACCCAATTATTTATATGCAGTAAACTATAATATTCTAAGGATTCGTAGCGGTCTAGGCGGGCTCGCATTCAGTAATTAGTTTACACCTTACTAGACAGTCTTTCTAACTGGGTAAACTCAATATCTTCTCCATTTGGAGAACGTTGTATTGCGGCACTCATACTCCTAAAAGCGACATCAATTTTTTCAGTACTAAACGTAAGTGCACAGCCCTCTTCAATATTGATACGACACGCCGTTGCAATTGCATCTTGATTGGCACCCATAAATATAAATTTCCACCCAAGTTCCTTTTTTGATTCAATTAGTTTGTTAATCTTTGGAAAATCATTTTTAGTACTCGCGTTTTCATCACCATCAGTTATGATAACGATAGTTTTGGGGTCTTCATTTATTTGAATAATCTTATCAATTGAATCAAGAAGGGCAGTTGATCCTCTAGGTATATAGTTTTTCCTATCAAGAAAAGTAGCATCTGAAATAAGAACATCTTCATATAATGATATGCATTCATAATCAAATAGATATAAACTAATTATATCTGTTTGATTTGATGTTTGTAGAAATGTATTGTAGCCACCGATTGTATCACTGAGACACGTACTCATCGAACCTGAACGATCAAGAAGGCAATAGATCTTCATCTTTTATTATATAAGTCTACATAGTTTTAAGCAATTTGTATCTTCGTGTCACAACTATGCACATTGTAATTTCCGCAAAAATATCAATAAGAGCCAAATCATATTGAGAAAGTAAAATACTTATATTAACAAACCAGTCAAACCATATGTACAATACAGATGTTATTGACATTTCGTATGATTCTTTGTGCCACGGTTTTGTCTCATCTTGCACGTTTAAAATTATCCACGGTGAAACTATATTATGGAAACATGTTCGTAGACACGTATTAAAAAATGTAAAAAGTATAAGAAAAAAATATTTTGACGGAGTGTCAACAATTATTCCTATAATTTTTAAATTTTTATTTGGTCCATAATTAAAAAATTGCGTATTTTTATTTGATAAAACTATTAAAACACCCATCATTACCCAACATAATGTAATTCTAGAAATCACAATGTGATTAAATCTTTTTAAAAAATGTGATTTTACTTCAGTTGATAATCCATCTATTTCCATTACATTTACAAAGCGTTTACTTTTTATATTAAAGTATTAAAACTATTAATTATTATAATGACTACTATTACATTAGATTTAAGTCCTCTTTTACAAAATTTTAGGTCCACTGGAGCGCAAGATCATCCATCATTTTTGATTCATGGAGCATCAAACTTTATTCCTAATATGGTTAAATTTATAGAACGTGTGCATACTCCTGTTATAGTTAATATATCAGAAAGTGAAAAATCTGATATTTTGAAAGATATGATTATAAAATATGGATCTGATAAACATTTTCACAATTATCATTATTTATATAGTTCTATAATTGATCCAACTAAAAAAATGGATATATTAGAAATTGGACTAGGAACACGGGACCCAAAAATTCCATCTACAATGTATTATTATGAATCAGAAATACAGTTTATAAATACACCCGGTGGTTCTTTACGTTTTTTTAAAGAGTACTGCCCACTATCCAATATATATGGAGCAGATATAGATCGTAAAATATTATTTACAGAGGATCGTATAGAAACTTTTTTTGTTGATCAATTAGACATTACAAGTTTAAATTCATTATTTGAAAATCGCATGTTTGATATAATTATTGATGATGGTTTTCATCATATAAGTAGTAACATGAATACTTTACTCATAGCACTTGATCATATAAATTTAGATGGGTACATAATTATAGAAGATATCATATTCAGTGAAAATTGGCACGTAATAGATTTTGTTGTTTCACGTATACATGGATTTGAAACTAAATTAGTTAATTGTGGAACATCGGTATACATGTATGTTATAAAACGTATTTGTTAATTACAATGATATTCTTACTCAGCTGAACCGATTTTGATTTTGGTGAGACAGGTATTTATTGTATGCTTAATAATTCTTTAAAAGCTTCTTGGTTGTACCAAGTACCATTTACTAAAAACATTTGAATATTATTTTGTTCCATATATAATCCAACAGTACCATTGTATTCCCAAGAATCATATGGACCAGGTTCAATATGTTTTAAATAATGAATAGCTTCAATTATACTTTTAAAAATAAGTCCATAAAATTGTACATTGTTTGATATATGATGAAGCGTACCTATATGTTTTTGAAAAATAATGTTTGATGTCATTTCATATTATTAATTATTATTTAAATTATTGTTAGTGGTGCTTGTAATGGAATGGGTGTTGGAAGAGGTGGTGGTGGTGGCGGCGCCATTGGATTACTTGGTTTCATTTTATTTAAAGGTGGAAGACTACCTATACACTTTACACGCATATTAATAAGTTTTTGTGAAAGACCGGGATTAGCACCTGATATATATGATGCAATTTCATTAGTTCTCCGAATTGTTTTAAGTTGCCACCAATAATAAATAAACAAACCCAAAACTATTGTAAATGCAAGTACAAGACATGCAATTCCAATTTTTTGATAAAGAGATAATTCAGGAGAATCATTAGATGAAGTCATCTTATATTTAGCTTATAAAATAAAGAAACTGAATTATTTTTAACTGATACTTATTTCGGGGTTGCGACGGGTACTGCCGGTTTTACAACTGGAGGGGCTGCGGTGGGTACTGCCGGTTTTACAACTGGAGGGGCTGCGGTGGGTACTGCCGGTTTTACAACTGGAGGGGCTGCGGCGGCTGAAGCGCGCGCTGCTCTTTCTTCTGGGGTGCGTTTAACAAGTTCTTTACCACCGGGAATCATTGTTTTGGTAGCAACAATACCACCTTTTGTAAGTTCTTTGGCAGGGGCTGGCTGACCGGCTTTTGCATCTATTTTAGCTTGACGAGCCGCGGTTGCCTCTGTACGAGACTTGTCTGCTGCGGCCAACCGATCTGTCCTTTTCTGGGCAATCGCCGCCAGAGCATCTGCTTGTTTTTTAGCCCCTGCATTTTCTGGTTTGGTTGATGTTTTGGCTGAATCAAGTTTTGTTTTAAGAGCCGCTGCATTTGTTTTTGATTTAGCAAGCACCTGGTCTGTTTGAGTTTTTTTGGCATCTGGAGAAAGTTTTGGTTGAACAGGTCTTGTTGTCGCAGCCTTATTTTTACGTGCGGCTATTTCTGCATCCATTTTTAGTCTCTTTGCCGAATCGGCAGCTGATTTATTCGGGGCAGGTGCTGGTTTCTTTGATGCATTTACCCTCGCCTTATCTATAACGGTTTGTTTAATGGTTGTTGATAATTTACCAGCTGGAGTTTTACGTTCAACCTTGACTCCTCCGCCATCTACTTTTTGAGTTGTTGTTGTTTTCTGTACTTTTGAAAGTCCTGCCATACTAGAAACTGCAGATGCTTTGCGAGAAGAAACTTCCGCTGCTTTTGATACAATCTGACTTCCTGCTGTTTTTACTGCTGCAACTTTTGCTGCCAGGGCACCCCCGGCTGCTGCTGCCCCACCCGCCGCCATAGTTGCTACGCTTTTAAGACCTGAAGCCATAGAACTAAGTTTTCCACCAAGTCCAGATGTTAGTGAACTAAGTTTTCCACCAAGTCCACTAAATAAACCTGGGGCAGAAGGAGATGCTCCGGTGAGTGGGGTGGCTTTTGGTTGTTTCCATTCTGGCATATTTCCATAACAATCAAGCTTGCCATTGAGAACTGCTTGTGCAAAAGGTGGGCTCATCTGAACTACTTCTTTGGCCAACATTTGCGCACTTTGTGAATTCTTAACTTCCCACCAATAATAAATAACCATTCCAAGAATTATAAAAAAAGCCAATACCAAACCTGAAATAGCCACAATTTGACCTGTAGACATTCCACTAGGTATTTGTGCTTTTGATAAGTCATCTATCTCTGGTGAATCTGGAGATAATGCAAAGTCTTCCTTCGCCATTATTATATACAGTATAATTTTTTACTATTCAGATGCCGCTTTTGCAGCCATCATCGCTTTTGCAGCCGCTCCGGCGCCAAACTCAAGTCTAAAAACTACAATAAGAATAAAAACAAGAGCACTTATAAAGAATAAATATAAGAAGAAATATTGAACTGTAGCCCACCATTTACCAAAAATCTTTCCAAAAACTGAAAAAACTGTGGTTAAAATTGGTTCAACCATGGCTTCTATACCACTTGCTATGCCACCTGTTACAGCTCCGGTTATATCTCCAAATCCAAATTTTTCTGTATATGGTTCCTTATTAATGTATGGCTCTTCTTTGTACATCTCCATTTATTACATGAATATATTTTATTAAATAAAAAAGCCGTTCATAGACCAATTAATAATTTCTGTATAAATATCTATCACTTTTTCATTATCTCTGATCTTTTTTCCTATCTGAATAGTTTCTTTTCTAAATTTAATAACTTTTAAGTGCTGTTTTAATAATCTTGATTCAATATTTTCATCAATTAATTCTTTGTGAATTTCTTTTAGTTCTCTAAATTTTTGATAAATACTTTCAACAAGTGAATACATTCTATCAAATGGTTCAAGTTTATCTGGTACTTCAAATAGAGTCCAGTATTTGTAGACTTCTTTTATCATAATATTTGCTGTAACCAAGTCAAAGTCAACAAGTTCTAAAACAACCAACTCATACAATGAATGAAAATATTCCTTCCATTCGCAATGTAAATCGGTACAAACTTTTTCTAAATCAAATTCATCAAAAAGTTCATCTGATAATTTAATAATAAACTTGTTATATTTATTCATTTTTGAATACGGAGTCAAAATTGAATAATCTGAAATAGTTTTTCTTAGTTTGCTCAACTTTAAAATATCCTTTGTAATTTCTTGATTAATTTTAAATTTTGAGGTAGTTATGTCAAATATAACATTTTTTACAATCATATTATCATCATCATATTCCGCACCAGTTTTGATATATGCACGAAGAGCCTCAAATTGAAGATTCATCTTTTATTTATTAAGTAATCAATTCTTTTAATAATGTGCGTTATTTAGATATAAATTTGATTGCAAACTTTGAAGACATTAATTTTTTAGCTCCATTCATAGAAGGTTTACTCCATAATAACCAGCGCGCCCAAAATCCAGCTGTTTGAATTCCCCGGGATCCCCAGGTTTCACCCATACCTCTGTGTCTCTTAATGTACCGGTGCATTCTTTCAGGATCTTTATGCAGAGTAAAGTCAGAGTAGCCTTTCTGTCCAAAGTCTACGTGCTTGCCATTTTCAAAAATTGCGCGAAATTTCTTTTCTTTCTTGGGACTTGATATCAACTTGACTTTCATTTATATATATTAGTATAATAAAAAGATGCCAGTTAATGCTCAGAATAATAGGGGATTTAGTGTTAAAAATATTAAAAGAATGACACCAGCAGCTCGCACATTAACGCGTAAAAATTTACGTGTTAGTAA